ATATGATTAATATCAGACCAACAATGACCCATTTGGCAAGAATTATACCAGATATTATAATCCACTGTTCCTAATGTGTATTGAGGTCCACCCATATAGGAATCCCAGGTTTCAATTCCAAGTTTTGCATTAATACATATGTTATTAACTAGAGTTTTAACTCCTGCACTAGAAAAAATGAAACAAGAAGCACCCGACCCACCAGCTTCAATGGTATTATTATAAAACCAATTACTAGCCCCTGAACCACTTGCGATAACTCCAATTCCTCCTCTAACGGGATCTGGAGTAATAATATTATTGTAAACATATACTCTTGGCCCAGGCAAGTCATCCAAAGTATAACTATATGGTTGAAGGGTTAAAAAAATTGAAGCCGATGGACTTCCACCCGTTAAACCATGAATATAATTACTATAAATATTAATAGGAGTAGTAGAAATAATGTGATGACCAGCAATAAATATTCCATCTTGGTGAAATACATCCATATCTTGCCAATAACTTCCATTTTCAGGAGTATTTCCATAATTACTGTTAACTTTACTCCTCCATATTAGACCACCACTGGTAACTCGTTGATCAATGGAATATGTTGTTCCTGAATCCCAGGGGGATACCCCAGCTGCACAAATACCTGCCGCACCTCCACCAGGACATTCCCAACCACTCCAATCTGAGATATCATTACTATAAACATTATAATTAGATATTGCTGCGTCAGAGGATGGAGTAATATATATCCCCCAATTCATGTGTCTAGTTGTGTTACTATATATGTTAAAATTTGTTCCTCCTGAACCTCCGGAAAGAATAGCACCACTACACCAAGATACATTATTATTGTGAATAGATATATCAGTTCCAGAGGAAGTATTTTGAACACCCCATGAGGTTCCACCTGCTCTGTCAAGACTGGCTAGAGATATCTCACGAACATACATATTTGTAACGGTTAAATTTTTAATCTCAATATGGGATGAATTTCCTTCTACAAGTAACCCAGCAGTATCTGCCTGATATGTCAATCCTGAACCATTGGCTGTATTTTCTATGACTCCGTTTGACCCCCCATCAATAGTAATATAGTTTTTACCATTAATATGAATTGCTCCATTCAGACTCCAATAAGGGGCTGCAAGTATTGCACCCGTCTCAAATAAAACCTTTAAATCATTCCCTGGTCCTGCCGTACCACTTGCCGGAATAGTCAAGATGGTCTGTCCTGCTGTTCCGGTAAACGTGCCGCAGAGGTGATAGACATTCCCGCCTGTTGCGTTGGTATTAAACCAAGAGGCTGAGTGGGCATTGGCACAACTTGCCCCTGTGTCACTCCCCGACGTTGCCTGAGTAATGTAAATATCGGCACCAAAGGTCGAACAAGGAATTGATAATAGACAGAATAGGAATATCAGGCGTTTTATTGAGAGCATCCAAGCACCCCTAAATCTACTTTCCAGGTTGTCGGTAGCCAATCACTCCCATTTTTTAGGGCACTAAATTTTAACGTAGTAATCCCTCCCGATGTTCTCTTCCCCCAATTTACTGTTCCTGTCGGCTTGATAACTATCCAATAATCCCCGGTTGGAAGATTCTGCACGACTGCAAATGAAAGTACATTATTGGCAATGGCATCAGGGATATTAGCCATCGTGGAGGTATAACCAGGGGCCACTATACTGCCAGGTGAACCGCTTGAATCCGTATATATTTCTCCGGTTAATCCATAACTACTGCCATTGTCAAACGCCGATGCTGTTACTCCGCTTATACATTTGTTTGCACCTAAGTTGAATGGCATTGCAATCCAGGCATCCAAAGAACTGTCTTCTGTGGCAGTATTTGGCCGGTAAAGCGATCCGTCGGTTCCCGATCTGCAAAGAGAACAAACCCCTGTCGTCCCGCCACTCCCTATCAATCCTCCGGCCAAACCAAAGGACGGAAAGACCCAAGATAAAATCAACAAAAAAACGAGATTTTTTTTCATTTCGTCACCTATGGCAACCGCGCCGTCATGGTACAGGCAAAGCCCTTCTGGGCCGCGCCGGTGGTCACGCTGTCGATATCAACAAAAAGCAGATCCCCTGTCGCCAAATCATCATATGAGGTATTGATTGTCCCGTTTGCCGTGTAAGCGGTGTAGGCGATGGACAACGCCGAGCTGAGGACATCGGCGTCGGTCCCTGCCCTGGATCGTCTTAATTGAGCCGTAGTCGCTCCCCCGCTTGCAGAATTGAGGTTGTAAACTGTACAGGTGAATCCGACCACGTTCATGCCGTTCAGGGAGGCCGGGACAACATAGGCTTTTTTCCCGTCGGCAACTGCCGTCACCGTGTCGCTGTCAATAATGGCCCACCCCACGTCCTTGGTCGCCACATAGGAGGCTTTCAGGGCCGCTGGCGTGGCAAATTTGGCGTCGTCTGAGCCGGTGTTGATGTCGGTATAGGCGGCCTTGTCCGGGACGGCTACATCGGTCAGGTTGGTGCAGTCCGTCAAATTGCCCGAACTATTGCTGCAAGTTGGTTTTGAAGTTCCAAATCCTCCAAAAGTCACGTTGCTAAGGGTTGAGGTATTACAGTCGATCGTATTCGTGGCGGCGTTCTTCGTGCATAACTGCCCCGTTGTGCCCATCGTTCCGGCCAGGACGTCTCCTGTTCCAGCCCCAGTTGCCCCCCCACCGCCTATCATAGGCGGAAAAGCATGGGCCGTAGCCCCGACCAAAAACCATAAACAGATTATCAAGTTAAAATATTTTTTCATGGTCTCTCTCCTTAAGCCTGGATCATTGCCCGATATTTTTCGACCTTGTGTTTCCATTATAATTGACCGCTGCTTCCGTAACCGCGCCCATATCATTGGCCCCCATAGTCTGATCTCTCGATGAATAATAAGGGGCCAGATAGGTTTTTAATCCTTGCAGGTCATAGTTCAAAACATCCAGGATCGCCTGTGGTCCCCCGTACATATCAACCATGTCTTGGCAGTACTGCGAGTAGCCCTTTATTATGTTTTCATCTGTGATCGCCCCATTTCTGATCCCCTCGGCCAAAACCAAGGCCCTGGTTACATCGGCGATATTATCCCCCAGGTCGCCGATAACACCCTTGAGAAGCAGCCGCATGGCATACTTGATGGTCTGGATCTGGGCCAGCCTAGCCAGAGTTAAAGCGTCTTCATCACCGGTCAATGTCTTCCCGTAGATATCAGGTTGCCTGCTCACATTTAAGGATTCCTGTAAAACCATGGCGTCCTGATCTATTACCCAGGATCCCTCCACTCTCTTATAGATATTCCCATCGTCAGGAGGACCTTCCAGGAGAACCGGAGAATGATTAACTTCACTTTCATCTGTTTCACTGAGAATTCGGCCATTATTATCCAACATGTAGTATTTCATCTGATCCCCTCTCAGGTTTTTATGATAAAATTAACACCCATGACGGGTTGAATGATATTGTGGGCCGTTCCGGATCCAGCCGATCCGGTTGCTGAAACATTTTGGGTCGCCTGACCGGTCCCAGCAACTAGTTGGCCGGGCCCTGTGTCCCCCAATACACTGAGACTGTGAGTATGAGAGGCCAACTCCGCCGTAGAAAGTTGGTGGGTTTCCTCCCCTTTCCACCTGGCCCGAGCGACGGCGGTCAGGGCTGATCCTCCAGTCGGCTTTCCCGTCCCCGCAGCTCCTCCGCCTGTCCCGGTACCGACCCCTATGGGAACGCGACCCTGGAGGTCAGGGACGTTAAAGTGGGTTCCGTCCGCGCTGCCATAGGTTGTTCCAATGACCGCGAAGAGGGCGGCGTAATCGGCCTGGAGATAGGAAGCCCCATCACAAAGCAAATACCCTAATGGAGCGGTAGATCCGCCATACATTTTGATAATTCCGGCATCATCCCCAATGCCAAGTGTTGCCCTGGCCGTGGCCGCATCCGCATCGTCAAGTAGGGTTTTGATAAAGGCCGATATTCCAAGGATTGTTTGTGCGGCACCTGCCGTTGAGGCCGCCAGAAGAGTGGCCATGAATGATGTCACTACGGCATTAGCACTTAGGCCCGTTTTATTTTCCAATCCGGTCCCATCCGATTTCCAACCCAGAAGATAGTCAGCTAAGGGTTCAGGCATTTCCTTTGATCCGGATCCGGCATAGGTCAGGGGGAACGTAAAGGCCCGATCGATTTCTTCCTTGAGCTGCTGAACCTCCATGGTCAAACGGTCCAAGGCGTCCTCGTGGGCCTCGGCCGGAAAGGGATCGTTAGGAGGGTAATCGGTTTCCTGAACGAGTTCCAACTCCCTCTTTATGACCAGGGTTTCGCCCGAGACCGGCGCCGTTCCCATGACCACATTGCCGCCAGAATCACTCCCGGCCCCGGTGACGGTGTAATCGCTGGTCAAGGCCTGAGTTGTTTCCACCCCATCGGCATCCCGGATAACCACCAGCAGATCCTCATCGGCAAATATCTTGAAGGTATATGGAAAGGTGACGACCCCGCCCCCTCCATTGTAGGAAACTTTGTTGGTTTCTGAAGATACGGTCATTTCTTTTCCTCTTTTGGTTTTCTAAGTAAAAGATTTAGGGGGTTGGTCTCTTTCCCTTCAATCATGTCAAAAATTGCCGTCAAAGTAACAACCGCTTGAGCCGTAGGCAATCCGGCCGCATATCCACCAAGCATGAGACTATGTTTTAAAATTGACTTCAGCTTTGGGTCTTTGGCCCTGAGTGATTTGGCGAGATATCCGATTTCATAAACAGCTCCGAAGGCAGGAGAAGCCTTGTAGTCAAAGTCGGTCAGAATCACATTCATAACGTCGCGGACAAGGGGAACACCGCTTGATAAGTAGAGAAGTCCTTCCCGGCCGACATCCTTCACACTCGGAATCTTTCTTTCGAAGGCGGCATATTGGATGGTAGCCGGGGCCAGAATGAGCCAGGTAAAGGCGGACACGAGACCGCCGATCCCTACCGTACCCAGCCCGAAACCTTTCACGTTTTCAACGATCCGGTTAAAAAAGGCGTTGAAAAAGGTTTGAAACATGGTAAACAGTTTCCAGGCCCCTTCTTTCCCCTGCATGGCCAGGGCCTGATCTTTAACGGCGGAAGAAGACTGGGAAAGTCTAGTGGCCATGTCGGCATATTCAATCGCTTTTTTCTCATTCCACAAATTCTTATCCATGGCCTTTTTATAGGCAGCCATCCAGGTGGGATAAGTCACCGAGGCATCCATCACGTTCATCCAGGCGAAGAAGCTTTCTATGGCTAGGTCCTTAATGGAATCTCCGGCAGGATTGAATTGCTTTGCAAACTGGGCCATCTCCCGGTCCAGGGTTTCCGAAGAATACCTGGTCGACATCATCGGGGATCTTTCTTTGATGAAGTTGGACCATTCAATGGGCGCTGAATAAAATTGCTTGGCCCCGCTTAACCAGGTCTTTAGCCCGAGGTATTCTATCCCTTGCGTAGAAGCCAGGGGTTGCATTAAGGCGGTCGTGGCCTTGACTCCCAAAATAACAATACTCGAGTTTCGCCGGACCCAGCCCAGTATCTTCTCCCCCATCAGGATTGGTTTATGCTCGGACCGGGCCACGTATCGCAACCAGGGTCCGATCTGTTTATAGGCATTATCTCCCAGGGACTGCTCGATGGCCGCCCGGACATCTACGTCAGTGACCACCTTGTTCACATCCCGAATCTCCAGGGCATTGGAAACGAAATGAACGACATCATTGATGTGCCCGGTAATGACCGAGAAATCCAGCAAGGGGAACATCTTCCCGCCCACGCGCTCTTTAGTGAACCCGCTGCCCGGTACCGGCCTGGCATAGTAGTTGGCGAACATATCCTTCTCGGCCATTTCCAGCATATAGCGCTCGGCCTTTTGACCCATCTTAGGGCTTGGATCAAAGACCAGGGGAAAGTACTGCCCGTCGATCTCCCCGTATGGGGTCTTGACGGTAATCCCTTCCACCTTCTTTAGCGGTACCCCGGTCAAGGCCCGGTGGACCTCATTTAAGGGCTTATAAAGCTCATTGATTAAGGACCAGACTTCCTGCACCAGTTGCCATTCCTCTTTACTTAATTTATCGGTAATGGCCTGGATGGAACTGTCATCCCATTGCTGCTCCGGATCCGGGCCGGACCCGGCCTTCAGGGCCGTGCGGTTTCCGGTATTCCCGCTATTCAAGGCAACCATGATCATTTGAGACTTGGTTAAAAACTTTTCCGGGATCTCCGGAATAGAAACTTTCTGATTTAACCAGGAGCGCCTTTGATCCTTCGGGATTTTATCAAAGACCTCCTTGAGCCGTTTCATGAAGTCTTTACCCATGACGATTTCTTTATCTTCGGCCGCCTTTATCTTGGCAAAGGTATTCTGCCAGACCGGCCCCATCTCCTCCAGGCCGTCCAGCAGACGGATAATCACTTCCGGTTTAATCAGCTCCTTAATAAAACCGTCGGCAAATTCCCCGGCCTTCTGAAGGATGTTCTTTTGCTCTTCGAATTCCAGGTGCCCGGAAGGCTCCACAAACTTCTTGCCGTAATACTGTCGGATCTTCCCGGTCACTTCATCGACCGCTTCCTGAACGTCCCGGACCTTTTCTTCGGCGATCAGCTTGTTCTGAATACGGCCCAGGTGTTCGATCTGTTCCACGGTGTTGCGGATATCCATCAACTGATCATAGGTGCGGCCCTTCATGGGGCCGATATAGGCCCGGTCCAGCATGGCGTCACTGATATCGAGCATCTCGCCCGCGGCCGTCAGGTCAGCCACAAACTTGCGCAGAGTCGGCATGTTCTCCCGGGGAAAATCCTGCCGGCGGATAATCTCATGGTCAGCCAGGATATCCAGGATCTGGGCTTTGAAATCCCAATCGATGGTCGTTGATTTAGCCACCCGGCTGAAATAGGCTTTCGTCTTGTCAATCTCCCGCTGGGCCTCGTATTTGGCCTTCAGGTTCATGACGATTTCCCGCTGCCGGCCTTTTTCGTAGAGGGCCTGTTCCATCTTGCCGGCGCGCAAAGCCTCCCGCGCCGCCCGCCCGGCCATCTGCAGTCCGGCCTTCAGGGCGTCGGTTTCGGTAACCAGGTCATCCACCCGGGTCTGACCGGTTTCCCAGCGGATTCTCTTTTTGATTTCGCTGTTCCGGGGAACCCTTCCCGGGCCCCCTTTGGTCGAGGCCTGAAGCAGAAGTTCCATTTCTTTATGAATCATGGCCAAATATTCATCGGTAATGGCCGTCTCACCCAAGGGGATCTCTGAATCAAATTCTTCGGTCTGGGTCTTGATATAATTATCGATGAATTCCTCTTTGGTTTCCGTATTCAGCAAGGTATCTACCAACTGATCCGTGGAAATATCGTTACTGCCGAAGGCCACCATTTCATGGGAGAGCTTGCCGTCGTTCCGGACCAGGCCCGGTCGACGCCGGGAGAGGGCGTTAACCGTGGCCTCATCAAATTCCCGCAGGAGCATTTCTTTATTCAGTCCCCCGCCCTGAACAATTTGCTCCATCAGTTCATGACGGACATCCTTCAGGTAAAGCTCTTGGGCATCCTTTGTCCATTTGCCCTTAGCCTCGTTAAACTCCTCCAGACGGCGTTTTTCGATGGCCTCCTGCGTGGCCACCGCTGCCCGCCTGGCCAGCTCGCCATAGTTGGCCCAGGCCTCGGGAGAGATCCCTATCGGCGGCTGGCCCTCGCGCCACAAAGGCTTGATATCCATCTCGGCCTTCATGGTCTGGATCTCCTCTTCCGTGGCCAAAAGGCGGTCGAAAACGCCGCGCATTTTCTTGGTCAGATTGACGTTCAGTTCCCGCAGGGCTTTATAGACGGAGAGAATCCATTCCTTGAAACGTTCAAAGACAGACCGCAGCTCAACGGAGGGCGCCTTCCCGGACCCAAGATATTTCTCCCCGGCCCTGGCCCAGCGTTCCTTGTGGGCCGTGGTCACCTCATCCCAGGACTTGACGCCGAACCAGTCCAGGACGGTCTGGAAGTCTTTTTTAACCTGATCGGGAACGCCTTGAGTTAGGGCGGTGTCGTGAAAGTCTTCCAGAAAAAGGTGAAAAATCTCGTGCGGAGCGGTGGAAAGATCGGCGGATTGGAAAAAGGTAAGGACGGCCTTGTTGTCGGCGTTAAAGGAAAGGGAACCTTTGGGGATTTTGGACCCCTGGAAGAGGTCTACTTGGTCGGTTTCAGATGGGCGAATGCCTTTTGAGCGTAGGCGTTCAATTCTTTCTTCTCTTGCCTTAGCTGCTCTTGCTCGGAGGGAGTCAGCATCTCGGAAACCATGGAGATATCCGGCTTCGGCTGCGGTAAGGGCTTTTGGGTCGATTCCGAATTCTTCTCTGACTGCATCGCCGTATCTCCTTTCTATATCCTGAATAACGTTTTCTTTGGGGACGATGGTACGCGATCTCATGGCATTTGTCAAGAAAATAATGCCGGCAACCTGCCCGCCTCCCTCCTGAATATGGTGCGCCAGTGCGGCTATCGTACCACCTAAAGTGCTCACATCATCAACCAAAACATATCTTCCGCCCGGGATTACTTCTCCGTCAAAATGCACCGGAGAAATAAACCGCTCCATGGCCTTGGCCCCGGTGTGATAAGCGCGGTTGGTTTGAATGATCTTATCGTCAACTGATCCACCCGTCAGGGTCGCATAATAGTTGGCCAAGAAACCGGGAATGGCATTTCTTCCCGCTTCCTCCAGAGCCTGCGGATAGGCAAAAATAGCCCCTTCTCCGGCCAGGGACTTTACCGCCTCGATGGTTTCCGGCTTCACCACATCAGGGACGAGTCTGGCCGCCGCCTCCCAATCTCCGCCTTTTGCAGCTTTATAGTCTGGGTGAGCCTTGACTTTATCATTCTTGTAATAGGAGGTAATAATTTCGCCGGATTCGACGGGAATGGGATTGGTGCGGAGTTTTTGGACTGGGGTTTGGAATTGTTCTTCACTTTTCGAAGGATTAACAATATGAAATTTATCTCGGACGTTTTGTATTTTTAACGCTTTGTCATATCCTAGCAAATCTTTATCGGTTGCCTTGCGGTTTAACTCTCCAATACTAATGCTTCTATGCATCTCTCCGTTTGCTAATACCGTTATAGTAGTTCCGTTTTCAAACTTCCAATGGCCTGGATCTATTGTTCCATCCTCTTTTAAGGGAAACTCAAAAGAAAGACCATCCCCATAAGTAACAATTTTTGATTTTTCAGTGCGTTTACCCTTAGAAGGAAAGTCAATGATATTCCCCTGAAACAACCCCTTCCCGTCATAAATCGGGTCTCGTACCAACTTTTCACTTATCGAAAAATCGTTATTTGTCCTGAATCCAAAGCTGCGATAAAACGCGTTTAGTCTGCCCTTGTTGCCGCCAAAGTCTTTCGATGGTGTAAGGGCAATTTTTTGCCCTGTTTTATCTGCGTAATCCAGAAGTTCCTGTATTGCGGCCTTCCCTTTGCCCTGGTTTCGTGAACCCTTAGGTATGATTATTTTACTTAAGGTAATGATCCCGTTTTTCTCGTATAAACTCGACTCTATTCCCTTTGACTCCCAAGACTTCTCAATGTCAAGGAGCGTGCCGCTGTTTTCCGCCCCCTGAAACAACCCCTTCCCGTCATAAATCGGCTGATTGATTTTCTTGACCGCTTCAGCCGGAACGACATCATCGGGCTTTAGGAGGTAATCACCGGCTGCGCCACTAAGGCGTGCAGCGCCGTTCTCGTCCTCCCCCTTGTGAATGTACTCATCCCCCAGGATTATGACCCTGTCGCCCTCTTCCAGGCTTCCTGCGGTTATCTCATTATGGGGTCCATAGTAATCAAACCCGGCATCAATCATCTTCTGGGCTTCTTCACCCAGCTGCCCCTGAGCCTGGCCCCCGCCCTCCATGGCCCTGGCCGCGTCCCGATCCAGTCCCCCGCCCGATTTTACGGCCCTGGCTTCTGGTTTCTTTTCCTTGACGGCTCGGATCTCATTTGACAGCAGGTCGATAAAATCCCGGGCCGGGGCCCCTTCCGGAAGCCAGCCATCTTGAACGGCATGACTAGCCAGCTCGTCAAAGGACTGGCCGCTGCTTTTCCGGACCAGGCCCACCATCCCAGATTCTTTAGGCCCAAACTGGGCTGTTTCACCAGGAAGCGTTTCATCCCAAACCCCGCCTCGTTGCTTTAACCAGCCGATCAGGGTCTCTTTCTTTTCCCCCAGGTTAGAAGATTCGCGGGTCTTGTTTCGCGGATTCCAGGTCCGGCGCTGCGCCTGGATCCCCCAGCGCTCGAAATAGTCCGCCGGCGTCTTGCCGGTCTGGACGGCCCAGACCCGGGAGCGGGCATCTAGGAGCGCCGCCGTAGATTCGGCATATTCGGCGTCAAACCCGGAGGCTTGGATCTCCTGCTTGATCCGGTCCAGGGCTTCCGTGGCCGGTTGCAGGTTTGTTTGATAGAGGGGAGAAGAAGACCCCGGTTCTCCGGAAAGAGGTACGGAGGTTAAAGGTCCGGTAGCTTCTTCTCCAGGGGCAGGCAGTAGAGCGGAGGGACGAGGTTGGCCGGTCGGGACTGGCCTTTCATTTGGCTTTCCCGCCCATTCCATTTTAACGCGTTCATAGGGAGACAGAGAAAAAATACCCGTTTTATTCAAATCCTGTTTGATTTTGGCAAACCAGGGCTTATCAACAATCCTGATTATCTTTTCGGCAGGGACTTCAATATCAACTCCCATGCGCAGGGCCTGGCGCCATTGGGCGCCGTCAAGGTCCAGGTCTTTTATGAGCTGGTTTTCAACATCCTCATTCCCCATCTGCAATTCACGGACTTTTTCAGGGGAGACATAGACCTTTTCAGGAGCCTTATACTCGGTAATAGTATCGTGGAACAACTTCTCGGCCATTGTCGACCGGACACCGGGAATGATCTTGTTCCAACCCTTAACCAGCGTACCCGTCGCCAGGGCAGACCCCATAAATTCGGCCATGTCAAAAATTGACTTGACGGTTTCACTGGAGTCACCGGGAAGCAATTCTGAAGCCGGCATCCCGAATTTATAATCTTTCCCGGTAGCCAGGGATCCGCCAAACTTCAATCCCTCTGAAACCCCCGTAAACATCCCCACCGCCCCCAGGGTAGCCAGAGGATTAGTGATCAGTCCGGCCCCGATCAAGGCCGGAAAGGCCATCTTGCTTAATCCTTCCCCGAATTCATAGGCCCGGGATATCGGACTGGAGGACTCACGGCCCGGACCGGAGAAATTCATCCCGGTAATGGAAGGGTCCTTGATGATCTTGTCATAATTCTGATAAACTGCCGAAGCGGGAATATTTAATTTTTGGGAAATGGCCAGGGCATTGATGGATTTGGCCTGCATATCTTCGGGAGATTCCTTAAATACTTCTCTTAATCCGGCGCCCATGGTCAAAGGATTGGAGAGAACAGTCAATTTATCCCAAAGGGAAAGATCTTCCCATTTTGGTCTCTTGTCGGTGCTTATGGTTTCCCGCCCGACCGGGGTTGCGGTACCGGCGTCGGGAATCATAGACAGGTCCAGGGTGCTTTTCTTCGCCGTTGCCGAAGCACCTTGAGGCTTTTCATCCGGTATCATGGATAAATCAAGCGCCATCTCTATTCCTCAAAAACCTTATTCCCATAAGTATCCCAAACCTTCTGAACACTATCGGGTGAAACAACCTTGCCCTGGCCTCTCAATAGTCCCTGAATCTTGACCTTGGCCTTATCGGGAACACCTCCGGCATTGGGGCTATAGATTCCCCCCATTTTGAAATCCTGCCCCGTTACCCAGGGCTTTTTTTCTCCCAGCCATTGATAAAGAGGCTGTTGGGTATTCCAAAGCCAGCCCTTTTCTTTAACTATCGGAGCGTAAAGTTTATCGCCTAACTCGCCGACCTTCGGGTCATTAGGGGTAAGCCCTTCTTTATCCATCCACCATTTAAGCGACCGGACATAATCCTGTTTTAATTTCTTCTGCTCCTTATCGAGATCCTTATCATCAACGAAATATTTGGAAACAGAAGAAGTTGCATAATTCAACTGGTCTTTGGTATCGACTCTTTGGTTTTTCTGTATATCGCTTATGGCCTGAGCGAATTTATCCCCGCGAACTCCGGCTTTTAGTAGGTCGCCAGGGTCTTTTATACTGCCGTCCCAAATTCCTATCAGGGCTTTTACCCAGGTTGCTTCCGGGGTCTTAGGATCTTTTGGTTCGCCTACTTGAGTTTTCCTGTCGATCATGTCCTTGGCCTGAGCCACCGTCTTTTCATCAACAATCCCCATAGCCGCAGATTTCTCAAGACTTCTTATGGCTTCCCCGTATCGGCCTTTATTGTAAAGTCCGTAGTAATTATTGGTTGCGTCATTGGCCGCCTGCTGCGCTTTTTGGTCCTTTAGCGTGTTTTCAAACACCAGTTGCCTTTTAAAAATATCTCCAATATGGGTCGCTTCATCCACATTCAACCCAAGAGACTGATAATTTTTAGGTTCCTCAAACCATCTGGCGGCATTCTCGGAATCCCCTGGAAATTTTTCCTTTCCAAAAGAAAAGGCCGCATCGATGCGGGCCTCTTTTAATTCGGTTTTCCTTTGATTGATGGCTACATCTAACTGTTTTTGAAATTCGACCCTCTTGATCGGGTCCAGGTTCATCAGGGCATTCGGATTGTCCAATGTGGCCTTGGCCACCACAGGATCGACTGTCCCTTCCCTTACCCCAAGGATTAACTTCATCCCTTTGGCACTATCCAATGATTCGTCAAGTCTTTGTTGCAGGGTGAAACCATCCGTGTTTTTCAACATTCCCCGGGTGACCCCAAAATCGATTTTGTCGGTAATGTTCTGCCTTATCTGTTTTTCGGCTTCCGGAGACGTTGCGGATAGAATATCTCTTTGCCCCTGTTCTATGACTGCCAGGGTACTGGCCTTGTAATCGTCCATGGCCAGGGTTCGAGTTTTGTCCAAAATCTTGGGATAATTGGAGACAGCGTGAGAATCATAAACATTGACAAACTTATCAAGGTATGGCCCTTTGAGATCGGTGTTATTTAAGATATCCTGTTTGGTCTTTTCGGTAAATTGCCGCCACTCGGGATCAAAATTCTGGTAGTCGCTGCGGGTCTCAAAATCGGCCAACTTATCCATCATGGCCTTCGAAGTGGCCACTTCCGCCTTATTCAAAGACGAGGCCTGCTGAATATTCCAGAACTTCTCCCCGATGTTGGAGACCTGCTCGCCCACCCTGGCCACGGTATCGTACATCTGAGCCAGAGAAGCGGTCATTTGCCTGCTGGCCTGCAACCCGGAGGTAGCGGCCTCGGGGTTAATCGCGGGAGGATTTTCCAGGGCCGGCGCCCTCATGGGCAAATTAAAGCTCTGCTCTATCGGAGCCGTGGTCTGTTGATCGTAGGTTGGAATTTTAGGCATTCTGGTTAATCCCCAAACTCAAAATTGCGGACACTTTCATCTAATCCCACAGCTTTTGATCCTGGTGTATAATATCGGCTATAGATGTTCGCGGCCCCGGTCAAGAGGGTTCCATAAGAAGCTGCTTGTATGGCATTAGCCTGGTATCCATACCCGGCAACCCGAAAGGCGCTCCCGATACTGGCATTTAACCCGTAGATCCTGGCCAGGGTAGCTTGAGACATCAGGTTATTCTGTTCCTGTGCTCCCTCAAAACCCGCCATCTTGCCCTCCAGGGTATAGGCGAAGGCCTTCCCCAGGGCTTGGTGTTCCTGATACTTCCCGGAAGCGATAATATTAGCCACATCCGTTTCAACGCTATTGGCCGTGTCCTTCATCACCACCATCGGCGTACCTTCCATCTCCACCCCGGCCTTCAGGTACCGGGAAACCTGAGAACCCATGATCTGGGATCCGGCCTTCTTGACCTTGGTTACCAGATCCAGGGTATTGGACTTAATGGAAAGGGCCTCGGTCTCGGCACCCAGGGCATTGATATCCGCGGTCTTGGAAAGAATTTTAGCCTGGCCGGCAGCCAGGCCCGCCTGGATTTCATCGGAGCGGGCATTGGAATAATAAAGGTCTTTCTGAATACCCCCGATCAAACGTTCATAGTCGGCTTGATCCTGATAGGCTTCCTTTTGTTGCTGTTGGGCGGAGTATTGGCCCATGAGCCCGACCAACCCAACTATCGCCGCCGCGCCCATCAGTCAAACCTCACAAATCGGTAATACGTTTCCCCGTTTGGCCCATATCGTTCCATTTTAGACTCCAAAGTGAATCCAAGAAGTTTCACCCAAAGCAAAGACCGAAGATGATTTTCGACGACATTAAGTTGAACTCGGTTAAGTTTCCGGTTTTCAATCTCAAAGGAAAGCAGTCTCTTTATGGCCTTGGTAAAAAGGATCGGATATTTTTCAACCAGATCCGTGGTCCCGGTCCAGGCTTCCGCGAATCCACGCCAGAAGATCATCAACCCGCAAATAAATAATATTTCATCATCGACAAACCCAGTGTAGAACGGCCCGGTCCGGGCCATGTTCTGAATCATCTTGACCGGATCAATGGGAAGGATAGACTTCAAATCAATCTCCCTCAACTGGATCTGTTCGGCGTGTTCCGGTTTGAAAGCTTCGATATTGATCATTGGTCGTTAGTCACCAGTTGCGGCATGATTGCCAAAACGGTCATCGGTAAGGGTTGATCCTGTTCAATCCAGAGTCTTCCGTCCCGGTTATAGCCTCCAGGAAGTTTTATGATCTTATCCCCGTTGAACATCGGGACCGCTTCGTTCATATTATCCCCGGTGGATCGGAAAGGGATCCGGTCCAGGGTCGCTTCGTCAATCCCCATTTTTCCGCCTACGGTGTTATAGAAGCGCACCGCGGCGCTATGAACCCTCTTTACCTTGCCCTGTGCCGTTCCGTCCTGGGACCCGGCCTCAAGCCTCATGGTCTGCAGTTTAGAGGTATAGCCCAGACCCACATGAATCTTTGAGGCTTCCCACTGAAGATCAATGGTCCCGGAATCGACCACACAATCAGGATGCACCGCCCCATCGGCCAGGACTTGAACGGTTTCACCCTCCAGGTGATCCAGGCCGCTTAAGGTATCGGCAGGAGATCCATCGTAGGTCAATCCTGAATCCACAAAGAAGGCATCGGCTATATCATCCCCAAAGTCCCCTTCCATCATTTCCACATATCGTTTTGTTGACCCGTTTATGGTCCTTTTGACAATCACCCAAAGTTCATCATGACCGTATTTACCGGGGATGATTGCCGCCGATTCAACCTCTGCCTCTGTTCCTCCTATGATATGCCTGTGCCAGGAAACCACTTCTTGGTCCGGGTAATAGGTACAGCCCAAAAGGACTCCATCGGTCCTCACCAGCCATAAAAGAGAATCGGGATCTTGCTGGAAATCGAACCCCGAGACTCCATCACCAAAGATATGGCCGCTTAAAAGGCCCAGGTCCAGGCCCTTGAATCCGTCCGTGGTGTAATCATAAGAAAGCTGGCGCAAGGGGTAGCCGTGTTTGCCGACAAAAAGAAGGTTGTTATTAATCAATCTTCCCTGAATATTAGCGCTCCCAAAGGTGTTTTCCTGTTCAAAGCGCACGTTTGTAGGGGTAATGGGATCCAGACTGGAAGAGGCCCCTGCGCTCCATTCACTCCCCAAAGTACCCACCAGGAGCCGCCGGTAGGGTTCAATCCACCTGATCATATCCACCCGGTTGGAAGCTATGGTATAGATCAGGGCATCATCATCATCGGTCCCGGTAGTCAAGTCATAATAAGACCCGCTCGCGGATCCCCATAGGGTCTGAGGTTCGGCAGGTGTACCACCCCACCAGAGACGCTGTTCGAAGAATCCCACTACTCCGGGATAATTGGTCCCGGTCCAGACCGACGGTTTAGCGGTGAACGAGAGAGTCGCGAAGGCCCATAAGGTATGGCTGGTACGGGTCAACTTTTGCGGGGCTATGGCCTGGTGGGCCACATGGAGAACGTCGGCGCTCTGGGCATATCGGATGAACAAAACCTGAGTCTCAGAATAAGGGGAAACGATCTCATAGGTGCCCTCAAGGTAGACCGTGACATTATCAATGGACCCGACAAAGTCGGCATCGGCCCGGAAAGCTAATTTGCCATCGGCGCCGGCCTCAACGGATTCTTCGAATGTTCCGGTCGAGCTTCTTTCTGTTCCTGCAGTCCCGCCCACTACGGCCTGAATCTTTCCGGCTGATCTGGCGGTAACGGTAAAGGTGACGATATAATTCAATCCGGAAGTAAAGGCGATTGATTGGTAAAGGTCAGAGTCTGATGTCTGTACACCACTGGAAGAGGCCACGCCCGTCCCAATGGTCCATCCGGTCCCCTTGGTCCAGTTTGTATCCGCCCCAAACCCTCCATTGGTTCCCAGGTCTGAGCCGACTTTACCCAGCAATACCCCTTGATCGTAGAAAAATCGGGCATAGGTATCACCCAGTTCGATGATGTAAGCTTGATCTTCATTCCAGATAAAGGGAATCAGACGAGCCTGCTTTGAGGAATCTTTGATCTCAGAGATGAAGCGAAGCCCAGGCCGTCTGGTTGCCCCGCCATGAGGATGGACAATAAAGTTTTCGAGGGTCTTGCAGCCGTTGAAATATTTGGCTAAATCTATACGGCCTTCCAGTCTTGGACTGAGTTCCCCGCTGGTAAAGTTGGAAAGCAGGACCGAAGCTCTAGCCATTCTAAGCCCTCGCCGTTAACCAGGGATCTTCCGGGGTTGGTTCTTCCTTCCCTTCCACCGCATCTTTTTGGATCGCCTCGGTAAGCTTACCGGAATAGACCTTCCACATGGTTTCCCTGATCGTGGCATTGGCGGTGATCCGGTAGGCAATCTCAGCAGCCAGTCTGGCGGCGACCACTCCGCCCAGGGCAGGCGTCAATTCTCCAAGGTCGGTTATTCGTTTGATGAATTCGATATTGGCCGTTTCCGAATCGGTTTCCAGAAATCTCCCGGCGATCTTCCAGCCATAGGCCACACTGGAACCAGGGAGAAAATCGGCTTCATTAAGGCGAATCACCCGGAGACAATAGGGATTAGTGGGCAGAGCGTAGGAGTACGAATAGCCAAATACCGGAGCCACGGAGGATTGAGCCAGGGATCGTTTAGCTAACGAACAATTCCACGGATGAGCCACAAGAACTTCGTCAAGAACATCGTCAAAGACCGAATTGCAGACCCGCGCCTGTTCGGTGTCCTCCCCGATATTCATGATTTTATCAGCGCCAAGGGCAATCAAGGCCGCATTGCAGATGGAGGACTTATTCATCGGCTCCTTCCTCTTTGCCTCCTGTACCTTGGAGAGAATTCAGAATATCAATCAGCTCGTCTTTTTTAAGTCCCTTTAAGTTTTCCCCCGGATTAACAGCCAATATGGCCTCCCGCAGTTCCTTAGTGGTCATCTGTTCGGACTCCGGTGCCTCAATAATGGGATCGACCACTTCTCCCCAATGCAGACTTGTGGATTCTTCAAACTCCGTTTCTTTCAGTTCCTTAACGGTCGTTTCTTCGGGATCTTCTTTTTTCGAAAAGTCTTCGAATCCTTTCAGCTCTTGTTCGGCCTCCGGTGCAGCAACGTCCTCAAGTTGGTCTTTACCTTCTTTAACTTCTTCAAAATGTCGGCTTGGCGCTTCGGGGAATTCGTGAATATCCCCCTTATGGTAATATTTTTCGCCGTAGGAGTCCCTGATTGCTTTAAACTTTTTCATCTTCGTACCTCCTTTATTTAACAAAAATGGCCTTAATGGTTATCCCTGCCGAATGGACCGAGTTGGCGGTGATGTTCAGGGTCAATGTATCGATAATCGGCTGGGCGAAATACGTTGTCGAATTAAGTTTTGGAGCGATCATGGCCACCGCGGAGGCCGACATAGAGGCTCCCGCACCACCCAGTATGTCCAGGCCGTCGCCGTCTACCAGGGTAAAACCCCAGGAGGCCGTTGGATTGGTCGTTCCGGGTTTGATGATGAGTTTATAAAGATAATAACCGCGAAGGGCTCCGGTAATCTCAGTAGACGTAGCCGTGGCCGGGTATGATCCATTATCGGCACTGGCAACACAGGTAAAGGTCACCACCTTGGAAACCCGACTTAATTCGATAAAATTGGTATCGATAGTCTGAGAGATGGTCCCCACGGCAGCGGCCCAGGACCCCGAAGACAAGGCCAGTAAAACGATTATGGCCAGGAAGAGTCTCTTAATCATCGTTTCACCTCAAAACAGGGAGGGAATTTTACGTCCCTCCCTGATGGTTTAGGATTAACCGCTATTTATCCTGGATGGGATTGTTTCCAATCCAGGCGCTGTACGTCCCGGAGGTAAAATTGTTGGTCGTAACGGTGCACTTCAATTCCAAAAACTCCTGGAGTGTGGCCGGCAAGCTCTGGGAAACGACCACATACCCTTTTACCAGGGTTGCCTTGGAAATGGCCTTGGTCCCGATAGGGGTCTTGGTATAGGACCCTCCCAACGTATCGCATTCGAAGAGATCCCATTGGGCCTCGGCCGCTCCCCCGGTTGCGGCTGCGGAGGCGGTCATGACTATATTAAGGAAATTTTGACCGCCCTGGCCCGGGTTGGAATTCACGGCGGCATCAAAGGCATCCTTCCCGATTCCCAGGTCGATAATGTTGGTGGAAACATTGGCCCCAACGCTTCCCAGGGCCATATCCTCAGCAAAAATCAATTTAGCGTCTCGAATAGACATATCAACACCTCCTAAGAGACTACCGTTTCGGTATCCAGGATCGCATCAACCTTATGGAGAGGGATTCCCCGGATTGACATGGTCTCGGTCCCGAAGGCGTCTTTTACAGGATAAAAAACATTGCCCTTATCCTTGGCGATTTTGTCGATGTAGGTCAGCAGGGTAGCATTGGCGTAGGCAATAGCGCCCCGGCCCCTCATCGGCATACGGTTTAAGGCCTCAATGACCAGATCTTCGTCGAAGATATTGGTGGTGCCGCTCGTTTCACAGTTGGCAATCCGGGCGATACAGCGTTCATCCTTAACCACCAGCCCGCATTTAACCTGGAAGTGGTCCCGATAGATTTCCCACATCTTGCCATTGGAATCGACCTTGGTTACCTGCCCCAGATCATCATGGGCAATACCCTGGGTTTTAGATCCCTTGGGATAGGTGAAGAAAACCCGATTCTCCCCCCATTGCACCAGGAAAAGACTGGTGGTATCGCCGCCCGATCCGCCGGCGCCATAGACGTTCGTCTGGGACAGGACATCCAGGCGAGGGGCTAATCCGGTAAACTGCTCCGGATCCGTACCGGCATTCCCGTAGATGAAGGTGGTCGCCAGGGTCTGGCTAAGACCTTCGAGGAAGGCGATGGCCTCACTGTTTCGGAAGGCCCGAGGATCCGGCGCGGCCAGTATCAGGTCTTTGTCGGCCTCAGAGTAGGTTTCCAGCATACCGATGGTCTCGGTCAACTCCCTGGTCTGAGAAGATTCGGCGGCAACACCGGCGTTGAGACTTCTCCAGGAGCCTGACGGCAGGGTCATTCTCTGGACGATCTTATGTCCAAAGGTGTCATTGGCCTCAATCCAGGGGGCGTCTTGAAGGATTTCGTTATCCCTCTGAAGCACTTCGGCAATGACGGCCATGTTCCCCTTGGGGTCGGTCCTTTTGGCCAACTCCAGAAGGGTCAATTGAGTATTCGCGTATAACGTAGACATTTTTTAAACCTCCTATTTTTCCATCGACGGAAAGCGTAAAACAGGCGTGCCTCCCGCCGTGCGTTTGACTTCATTGGGTTTTGATTTACCTCCCACAAAGGAATCTTCTGAGATGGCCTCGCCGATGTTCTTAAACGCCTTAATCAGGATCGGGTTATCCCCCAAACGGGTATCTTCCAAATAGGCCGTGAGTTCATCGCCACCAAAACGCTTCAGGGCGGTCTTGGCGGACTCCAGGTTCTTATCGAAGTCTCCCTTCCATTCTCCCCGAAGGGCCGTAATAGCCTCCTCCTGTGCCTTCCCCGCTTGCTGAACAGCCCCGAGTTGCAACCCGTTCCACCAGTCCGTCACAGTCTTGACCTGCTCTTGTGTCAGTTTGGCTTGATGGGCCACACTCTTGAACCCGGTTAAGAAGTTTTCATCCTTCGGCAATCCATCCGGAACAGCGATTTCGTAGGCTTCCGGCTTATCGGGAACAACAGGCAGGCCTTTGACCACATCGACGTACTTAGTCGCCAAGGCCCCAACATCCTGAATATCCTTAAACCCTTCAAAACCCCTGATTCCTTCCGGTAGAGACTCTAAAAACGCTGGAGTCCCCTGATTCCCTTGGTCCTGTGCGCCCCCAGTTCCCCCGCCGCCGGTGTCATCCTTGGCTTGGTTCGTGTTGACGTTTGTTTCTT